CTGGTACTGGCGAGGTCAGCCTAAGGGCTTACGAGAAGTCCCAAAGCAACGTGATGTATGGGGATTTGATCATGCTGAGACAATTGCAGGAGCTAGGATTTTGTATCCTTTACTTTCTGCTTTGCGTCAGAGACCCGGATTTGCGGCCTGGTTAGGTGATTCATTTGTTGATGTTGAGGCCACTCAACTTCTGAAGATGAGTCATGGACGCCAGATTATATCAATGGATTATTCTGGTTTCGATTCTAGCCTTAGTGTATATCTTCTAAATCTAGTGGATGACATAATTCGTGGCTGGTTTATCGAATCAGTGACTCCTCTTATTACTTTACTTGGTAATGTAGCTAATACAATTCCTATTGTTGTGCCTTATACTATATTATCAGGTAGGAATGGGGGCATGCCCAGTGGTAGTGTCCTTACTAATATGAGAGACACACTGGCTAATCTCGTAGCCATGTACTACTGTGGTTCACGTCTTGGAGTTGAAGTAGTAGCTAGAGAATCATTGGGAGATGATTCCGTTGTGCTATACAGTGATGAGGTTGATCCCTCTGATCTAAGCTCTATAATGTCAGAGATTGGGTTAGATGTTAGTGCTGAGAAGCAATTTATCTCTAGACGGTCCATTCACTATCTCCAAAGATGGCATTCTTTAGATTATATCCGAGATAATTTATGTGTAGGTGTTCATTCTCCTTATCGCACCTTATCAGGTATGTTAGGATATGAAAGGTTCAGGCCAAATTGGAGTAAATTTATGGATTCTAGTAGATGGATTATGCAGGTAGAGAACGTTCGACATGATCCTCGATTCCGAGAGTTTGTTCATTTCTTAATTGAAGGTGATGACTTGCTAAAATCTGGGATGGATCCAGCAACAATATTTTCAAGAGCTGGCGGAGCAAATGAAATTAGAACTGTGTTGGATATAGCTAGTTTCCCTTTCAATGTGAAAAATCCTGAGAGGGTGAATGAGTTTGAGACTACTCGAGTAATCCGGGATTTTCAGGATAA